GTCTATTAGCTCATGCTCCTCGTTCTGCACGTTTAACTCTTCAAATTCCTCTTTGCTTAAAAACCATTTCTCGCCCGTATCATATAAAACCTTAGTTTCCGCCCATATTTGTTGCATATCGAGGCCGTGCGTATGATTGATGCGCTGGCACGCAATCGTGAAAAAACGCCGGTTCCCTGTATGATCACGCAGGAATTTTAACTCGTTCACGGTCCCGCAAAAGACAGTCCGGCGCTTAAAGCGCGAATCGGCTCGCGCATAGGGAAGGCGAAATACGTCGGTATTACTTGTCAAAAAAGCTTTCATGGGATCTTGTGTTTTTTTCTGAAGGCTTCCTATCAGCTCGCCTAGTTCTACTAGCCAATATGAAAGGGCCGTCCGCTTCGAATCGCGGTCCGAAGGATCAATGGAGATGCCGGACTTAATGCAGTCCTTAACGTGATCACTCACTAAATTGTTAAACCAATTCGTTTTGCCTAAGTATTGCTCGCCTTGCAAAACGAGGATGCCGCCCGCCGGAACCCCGTCAGGCTCATAAAGCGCAGCAACGGCGCTCACCATCCATCTTTTTAAAAGCGTCTCTTTAAGGGATTTATTCTCGGCCTCTATTGTCGCGTAAAATTCCGCAAGCCTCGATTGCCCGTCCCACGGCTCGCCCTCGATCCATTCCTTTATCGGATTATATGAATTTTCGTCGCCAATCGGGAAAAGATAGTCGCCTATATGCTTTGTCGGCATGTGATGCGTCTCGCAAATGCTTTTCAAAAGCGCGAAGCCGCAGTTCGAATCATTGTCCGTTGTAAATCTCTTGCCAGGTATCGTTATCTCGAAATCTTTTTTAATGACGTTGTATCGGACTTTTATTTGATACGCTTTCAAGATCAAAATCAGGTTCTCAATCGTGGCATCCGCCGGGCTCGACGATGTCTTACCCTTTCGAGCAAGCTGCACCTCAGCCCGCTTTTTCGATAACTCAACGACCTCTACCATTGGACCCCTAACATTCTTGGCAAGGTTAGCGGGCGACCCCGTTAGGGAAGGGTCAAACGGTGATCAAGCCGCGTAACCCGCTGTCCTTTGCCGGACGCGGCTTCTTTACCAAAACCCGCGTCATAGCGCCACAGATTTCTCGAAAAATTACCCGGGTGAACCTCCAAGTGGACCTCGAAGGAGACCTAGGCAAAAGGTCTACCTCCTTTTTTGAGGTCCTACGTCTCCTTATAGGTCTACTTACGTTAACTATCTGTATAACCTATCAGATGTTGACCTAGGAGACCTAGGAGACCTGTTTACATGTAATGTTGTATAATTACCCCATTGATATAGCTCAATACCCATTTGTAGCGAGAATAGACCTGGGAAGTAGGTTCACTTGGTCTCCTAGGTCACTATATATACGGTAGATCAAAGGGTTAGATGGAAATCAGATACGCTTCCCTATTTTCTGCATTTTATTACCAGTTTATAGGCAATACGACTTGCACGGATGCTTATCGCGGCCAGTACCGTCTCTACATCTTGCGTTTTAAGGGATTTCGAGCCTGAGTTATGCACAGGAACAGGCCTAAGCCTTTGAAATGCTTCATTTTAACCAGTTGACATAATGGCGCTTATGCGATTATGGGGCCCGGCCCCCGGGGGAGGGGGTTAATTCGCCGGACGGGGTTGCTTGATTCGACTCTGTTATCCCGCACCCTTTCCCCCGGAAAAAAAATAATTTTTTGATTGGGCAAATCAGTATAGGATCGGGGGATGTTTTTTTCAAGAAAACAACGATTGATAGAAGAGCTGACGACGGCGTTGCGAGTGGCGCGAGGGGTTGTGGCATCGCATACGGTGAGCGGAGGAGGGGCTGTGGGGCAAGTGACGCGGCCGCAGGCGAGGTATCCGATTGAGCTTAAGGTGATTGATGATGCGTTGGAGAAAGTGAAATGCCGATCAAGATAACGAGAAATATTGAAGGGCTACCTAAGCCTGGGAAGCTGGAAGAGGAAGATTTTATTGCGCCGGTAGGATTGAGGAATGAGGCCGGGATCTGCAAGCGGTGCGGGCGCAAGTCGCACGGTTTCTTTAATTGCCAGCGCTGCCGTGATATGGTGAATGCGAACAGGAGGAAAGATGACTACTGAAACTGATTACGTGATGCCGATACGTTATCGTCCTGTGAGTTGGTTACTGCGTAATTATCTACCGGATTTTTGCTGGCAGTCTCTTGACGAGATTTACGAAAGCCTTTTGAGGTTGAAGCCGACCTTGACGCGGAACGCGGTATCGGTGTCGTTACATGCGGCGGCGGCGATGGGAGTTGTGGAGATAGCGGAAGGCGATAACAAAGCGCTGCGGAACCGAGTATACCGGAGAGCTGCGTGAATGAAGAGGAAGAGTATGTTGAAGAAGCCCCGAAGCCGCAGACGAAAAAAGCGCGACGGAGCAAGAGGGCTGGCAAGGTAAGGTTCGGAGGGGTTGCCCGGTTCCCGCGTGAGAGGTTTTTGGAGTTCTGCAAGGTTCTGAAGATCCAGAGCCGGGATTACGGGCTTGTAACATTTGAGCTGTTAGGTTCTCAACTTTATATTTTGGATGAGATTTGCAGTGGGCTTGCGGAAGGCATCACGACATTTATCATTTTGAAAGCCAGGCAGCTTGGCGCGAGCACGTTTTTTCTGGCGTTGGATTTATTCTGGGCGATGGAATACGACGGTTTGCTTGGCGTGTTTGCCTGCCATGAGGAGGGGGCTCGCGATCAGTTTAGAAATCAGATTGATGTTTTCTTTCAGACCATACCAAAGACGCACAAGGTTGGATGCTCGCAAAGCAATCGCACGATGCTGGTGCTTGAGAACAATTCCCTTTTCCGTTATCTGATTGCCGGCACCCGTGGCAGCACGAATAAGCTTGGCCGGTCTGGCGGCTGCAATTTTCTTCACTCGACGGAGACGGCGTTTTATGGGTCTGAGGACGACATATCGGCCCTGAACCAGACGCTTTCTGAGATTTATCCGCACCGGCTTTACATCTACGAAAGCACGGCCAACGGCTTTAATCATTTCGAGGAGATGTGGGAGACGGCCATATCGAGCCCGGCGCAGAAGGCGATCTTTGTGCCGTGGTGGCGGAATGAGCTTTACGAGTTTGGTAAAGGGCACCCTCTCTATCTGAAATACATGCCGCAGGGTGTGAATACGGGGCTTACGACCGAAGAGCGCAAGATGGTGAAGGAAGTGCGCGAGCGCTTCGGCTATCAGCTCACGGCCGGGCAGATGGCATGGTGGCGGCATCATCTCGAAACGAAGTGCAATAACGATCTTGCCCAGATGTTTCAGGAAATGCCGCATACGCCGGAAGCGGCGTTTGTTGCCACCGGTTCGCAATTCTTCACGAACGAAGCGGTGACGATCGAGATGCGGGAAGCGAAGAAGCTGAAGTGTATGCCGTTCGTTTTCAAGTTTACGAAAAGCCCTGGCGACACGATGATGATGAGTTCGACCATCCAGAAGGCTGAGCTTAAGATCTGGGAAGAACCGGTTGGCTGGGGCAAATATGTGATCGGCTGCGATTCTGCTTTCGGCCGGGATGAGAAGGGTGACAACACCGTCATCACCGTTGATCGCTGCTTTGCCGATTGTTGTGTCCAGGTTGCTGAGTTCTCAAGCGCCGCCACCGAACCTCACGAGTGCGCGTGGCTGATAGCCTATCTCGCTGGGCTCTATAGCGATGTAATGGTTATTTTGGAGATGAATAATTCCGGCAATGCTGTTGACGGCGAACTTCGGCGTCTTAGAACACTGATGCGCGGCGTGGCGACCTCTGATGAAATGTCCCTCAAGAACTGTATCAAGTACATGAGGGATTATCTTTACCGTCGTGAGGATAGCCTGGCCGGCGGCCTCCTGCGGCAATGGGTGACGACGCCAAATAATAAACCACATTTATTCGAGAGGTACAAAATAGGTTTCGAAACAGGGCGGGTAAAGATCAGATCCATGGCGGCTCTTGAGGAGCACCGTAAGATCGTGCGCGACGAAGGCAGTATTGGCGGAAGCGGTCGTTCGAAAGACGACCGCGTGTTCGCTAATGCACTTGCCTATTACGCATGGGATCAGTGGATAAGGCCGGTCATGTCAGGCCAGGGGCGCACCTACGAAAAGGAACGGCAGATCGAGAAGCAAGGCGGCCCTGATGTTGTAAATGTCTTGATGCAGAAATTTTTCCAGATGAAGCGCATCAAAGTTCCTGATCAGAGCGAAGCATGAAGAAAATCAAACAGCCTGAAATTGTCATAGATGCCTCGCGGGAATCCTAATATCGCCAAAGAAGCTTGGAAGTTTATTCACCAGCGAAAAGAGCGCCGGGCTCAAGAGGCTTTCACACCTGCCGAAATATCGAGAAAAGAAATCGTTTCGTGGCTGCAACGAACTTTGAGAGACGATTGGTACGCAAGGCAGATGCCGGTTAGGATCTCGACTTACGAAAAATTCAGCGGTTTAAGCAATAAGATCCTTGAGAAATTAATATACGAAGATGAGTATTTTCCGAGAGAACAGACGCTGGACCGTCTGGCCTCAATGATTAAGCAAATAGAAACCAGGGAGGTAGTTTGGCACCGGACCCACTTTTTGTATCAAACTCCGCCGAAAAATCCCTCACGGCGCCCCAAGATTTATGAGGCTGACAGCGGTTTTAGCGTCTTCTCGAAATGCCTTACCTGCGGCGGCAATAAGTGGCTTCCTTCAAGGATGGATGGAAAATTGCAAATCATGTGTTATAGTTGCGTTCCGCCGTCGCAATGGCCGGCGCTGGGGGCAGATGATGTGCGCTTCAGTCTTATCCGACGGTACATATTGGAGATAAAAAGTGCCGAAATACATCTGCCAAAGCACTGAATGCTTCAATAGCAAAGCACACAATTACGGACGCTTCGAGAGCGAGACCTGCCAAGAAATATGCCCGCGCTGTGGGTGTGAGGATATTGTTTGGATACCTACGCGGCACAATGGATCGGCAGCTTCTGTCGATGCCACCCTGAAATCTCTTGCCGATCGCTACAAGATGACAGACATGGGCCAGCGTGGCGGCACGAGGCCGGGCGAGATCGCCAAGCATCTTACGCCCTCCGCACCGGCTGAGAAATTTGTCAATGTGCAGGGAGTGAATGTTCCGGTAGGTAACGGAATAACTTCCGGTTGGGCGACGACAACAAATAATACGACGTTAAAACCTGCGGCGGGGGCTCCTTACGCCGGTTTAAAAACAGCGGCTGCTATTCCCACGAAAGTAGTTGCGGCGTACAAGGGAACATAGTTAATGAAAATCCCCAATGATCCCGCAGACCAACAAACATTTATTCGCTACATAATTGATATTTGTATGGACTCTCGCGAAGAACGCCGCGAGATGTACGAAAAACGTCGCAGGTATTATAACTACGGACAGAATGTCGAAGAGAAATGTAAACACAACAGATTGAAAGCCCATATTGAATTAGTGTCATCATTCCTTTTTTCTCCCGACGGCTTGCATTATTCGATGGCGGCGCAGTCCGCCGCCGATGATGGCGAGATTGCCCGCGTCACGGCGCTACAAGATAGCTGGAACCAAGACGTACAGGATGACGGCATCGCGGACGAATTTGCACAGGCGGTAACGTGGTCGCTTAATTTTGATACGATGATTGTCAAACAAGGTTGGAACGATATAACCAAACAACAATTTATGACCCTGATAGATCCTTATGACTTTGGCGTCCTTCGCGAGAGTGTAACGGACCCAGCTTCTCAGCAAGCATTTGTCCAAGCCTACGTCATCGATTACGACGAAGCTTGCGAGCGCCTTCTGAGGGCCGGACGACCGGGCGATATAGCGAAACTCAAAGAGGCATCACCGGAAACTGATACAGGTTTGCCCCATGCTGTCAGCCAGCTTGTGATTGCAGCCACTGGCGGTATGAATTTGTCAGGCAATGTTCAAGGCCAGGTCAACCCAAATTATGAGCCGGTGCCGACTTATCGTGCGCGTGAGATGGCGCCGTGTTGCCCGTTCTACAATGTTTGGGTTTGGGACAGCGATCAAAACGATTACCGAGAATTTGAGGTCATAGAACCAGATATTATCATATCTGATTCTCTCAAGACGATCGATGCAATCAAGAAGGCGCAAGGACCCAAGGGAAGGGATTACGCGAGTAACAGTAACTTTTTCTTGCCCAAAGAAAACCCATTCACTCTCGTAACTCCTTTCAAGATGTTGAAATATATTTGGGGTGATTCTCATATCGAAGATTTAATACCGCTTCAGTGTTGGTCAAACCAACGCCTTGATCAGATAAACGAGCTTCTTGAAAAGCAGTATGACCCTGCGAAGGTTTTCTCAGGCTTTATGGGATTGGATGATGAAAAGTTCGGAGCCCTCGGCGGCCCCGGTAGCTGGGTGGCCGACGCTGCTCCTGGCGCGAAAGTGGATGAATTGAAACCGCAGATGCCTGAAGATCTATTCAAAGAATATGATCAAATCGGCAACCTCATGTTAGAGGCTTCTGGATTGACGGAAACAGTTGCCGGCAAAGGAACTGGCGGCGCTCGAGGCGGCAAGCAAGCCAAACAAATGCAGATCACAGGCGGCGGGCGTATCAGACGCGTTGCACTTGGTTTAGAAAAGCCGCTTGTGCGTATCGGAGATATCGGCGTCAAATTAAAAATGAAAAATGATGATGATGAAATTAAATCACCTACCGGCGAGGAGTTTGTTGCCTCGCAACTGAACCAAGTAAATTATACTATGCGAGTTGCCGGTCATTCTCATTCTCCTCTCTTCACAATGGAGACAGAAGAATTGGCAACTCTTTTGCTAAAAGCCAGAGCGCTCGATCAGGAAGGTTTTGTCCGTATGTTAAATCCTCCAATGCAGGGAGCAATACTGCATTCTCTCCATAAACGCCAAGCTGCGGAAGCGGAAGCCGCAAAACAGAAAGCTATGCAAGGGCAACAGCCCGCAAAACCGGGACCAAAAAAAGAACGCGAAGGTGAAGGATAGTTCCAAAAACTTGCAGAAAAATTAAAAAACTGTTAGATTGTTTTCAACTTTAGTTTCAACCCGTCGCAAACAGAGGAGGCATCCATGGCGCGTAAGCGCAAATCGAAGCGCGGTCACAAGCGCTAAAGAGCGGCGGGCTGGAGATTGGAAACACCTCTAACTCGCTCATTAAAAGGCTCCATTCGTTATTTAACAATGGGGTCTTTTTATTCCTGGGGTGATTTTTTAGATGAAGAAAATCTGATAACTCATTGAGATATTGACGCTCCCTATTTTTTAGCGTAAATTGCCTTCAAATGCCTATGCCAATGCCCTCACCATCACCAACAATGCCGGGAACACCGGCAGGTTCTCCTGTCAACCCCGGTTCTAGCCCGGTGACAGCACCTGGTTCTGGCGCCGGAAATAACGCGGCAGCCGTATCGAGCGTCAAGGCAGTAATGCCAGTGCTCTACAAAACTCTCACAGCGTTCGCGCCCGGTAGCAAAGAAAATAAAGCGGTACTGAGCGCTATCCAAGCACTTAACCCAATCTTCGCTGAATCAGGTGGATCGAACATGGTCCCCGCAGCTATCCAACAAATGGCGCAGGCAGCTAAAGCAGGCGGCCCGTTGGCTTCAGCACCGGCTCCCGGTCTTGCAAATTCTCCGCCTGGTGGTGCCCCGCCCGGCGGCGCCGAACCTCCCAAGATGGCAGCGTAGGAGAAAACAATGAGCCAAGGATATTTGAAGCCGAAAACAAAGACCGCGAAGATGATGCGGGAGAAGCGTAACGGTCAATTCCGTAATGCCCCTCCCTTCAACGAAGGTCTCGGCGGCTTCACGAATGCATCTAAGCTTCCCGGCGAACCGAGCAAAAATATGGCTCTTGAGCGGGGCGGTCCTAACGCTAAATCCGGCAAGCCTATCTGAGGATCATCATGGCGACAGCACAGCAACCAGTAAATATCGAAGGGCTTGGACCGGAAGCAGCCGCTGCCGTGGTCAAGCTTTCCCGCAAGATGGCGAACTCTGAAAACATGGACGAGAGAATTTCGTTCTATCAGATGGCAAGAAAAGCAGATCCTTCAATTTCTATTCCGTCCGATGTGCAACTGGAACAGTTCCGCCGGGAACAGAAGGCTGAAAAAGAAACAGAGACAGCCCAGCGCAAAGCAGAAGAGACAACGCGCAGACTTGAAACACAACGCCAAGCTTTGATCGATAGCGGTCGCTACGATGAAGAGACGGTAAAGAAAATCGAAGCTGAAGTTATGACTCCGCGTGGTCTTTCGGATTACGAAGCTGGCGCGATCATTTACGCTTCACAAAACCCTGAGCCCCAAGTCAATGTTCCTCAGCGCGGCCAGGCCGGCGAAGGTTGGACACTTCCTTGGCAGGGGCAGGCCAAAGAAAAAGTTACTGAATTGATATCCAACCCGCGCAAGGCTGCGCTGGCAAAGGGATATGCCGTTGTGGCAGAATTTCGTAAGCAAAAACGCGCGTAATAGGAGAGATAAAAAATGCCCGTTCTCGGCTCTGGTATTATTCCTCAAAGTGGCGCGATAGCCGCCGAATTGGAATCAACTGTCCGCCGCGCATTCCTTGAGAGCGTGATCGTTCAATTCTGGAAAAGCTCGCCGTTCACTTGCGCGTTGCTCTCCAATTCCATGATGGCATCAGGTGGTCTTTCCCCAGTCACCGCGCCTGTCCAGGGCAACCCGATGGTTACGACCCAGTGGACCGGTTACGACGGCACATTCAATCAGCCTGGTGTCACGCCCGGTCTTCAGAATGCCGAATTTAATTTGGCAGCCAATGTTTGCGCCATTCCCTTCTTGGGCTTTGAAGGTCTCGTACAACTCGATTACGATGTTGTGCCGCTAATTGACGCCCGTATGAATGACGCAACGAACGTCTCGATCGATACGTTCTCGACCGCCGTTTATAACAACGTGTCAAATACACTCGCCCTCGTAGGTCTTCCGGGTGCCGTCGATGATGGTACGCAAGCAGCTACTTACGGAGGTATTCCGCGCAACAGCACAAACAGTCTGAATATCAATTGGTGGCAATCGACTTATGTCAGCAATTCAGGCGGTGCCGTTACACCTACCCGTAACCTCTTCATGCAGTATATCGCACAGGTCTTTAAAAAGACCGGCGAGAAACCGAAGATGGGACTCTGCGGTGTCGGTACATGGACACAGCTCACGCAAGATTTCACGCCCCAGGAGCGCTATAATACCGACAAGGGCGGCGCTTACGGAGAAAGCGGAAATACAGTCAACGCATTGTTTGATGCGGTGATGGTGGCTGGAGTGCCGATCTATGCTGATCCGTATTGCCCGGAAGGCACCCTGTACCTTCTTAACACGGATTATATGTCGCTCTACTTGCATGAGAAGGCGGCATTCCAGTTCACCGGCTTCGAGTCAACTTTGCCTAACGGTCAGTTCGGCTATATCGGTTGCTTGCTGACTTTGTTGCAGCTCGTGAACGTGAAACCGCTCGTACATGGCAAGTTCGCGAATCTCGCTTATTTGCCTATCTAGGGAGAAAATAAATGCCCGGCCCGTTCCAAATCACATATCAAGGCCAGCCGATTAGCACGGCTAACCAGCCCCAAATGGTGCAGCTTAAATCAGGCGAGCATTTCTATTTTCCGGTTGGCTGGTTTCTAGTTAAGATTCCTCCCCAGAGTGTCCTCCAAATGTTGGACGCCAATTCTGGTATGTGGCTTGATTGGGATTCAGGCCAGGCGGCGGCACCAGTTCCGATTAATTCTGACGGGACAAATTTCCGTATTTCGAATGTCTCCGGCACGATCTCTGGCGTCACCTTCACGAATGCGGGTACGCTCTATTCGGCTGGAACCACAATCACATTTGCTGCCCCGGTAAGTGGTGGCGTGACCGCCACAGCTAATGCCATCGTTGGTGGTAGCTTATCACTGGCAATCCCCGCTGGCTCCACTGGCGGCACTGGTTATGTGAAGCCGACTATCTATATTCCGCCGCCGCAGCTTTGCGGAGGTGTGGTGGGTTCTTGCCTACCGGCGACAGCTACTCTTGGTTTCTCGGCAGGCGTAATCAATTCCGAAACTATGGGATTTGCTGGAGCTGGTTATGTATCGGCTCCTGGGAATGCAGTACAGACGGTTACGCCGGCACAGTTCCAACAGAACTATCAACAGTACGCCAACTCTAACAGCATGATCATCATTGATCCGGCTGGGACCGGGGCTACAATCGCTGCCACTGTTGGCGGGGCTGGGACCCTTACTGGCGCCGTTATGACAAATGGTGGGTCGCTTTATGACGGAACCCACATTCCGGCAGTAACCATCACTGATCCTGCGGGCACTGGTATAAATGCGGCTGCTACTGCTCTACCAAATATGGCACTTACTAGCGTCACGCTCGGTGGAACAAACACAGGCTATTCAGCCAGTGTTCTCGGTATCACGAGTCTTGGTTCAGGCGCAGCCGCTATTGGCACTTTCAACGGTCAAGTGGCCCAACCCCGCAGAGCATCGTTTACATGCACTGAATCAGGCGGCGTTCTCCAGGCGGCTATCATTGAAGATGCTGGCATAGGTTTTCAGACCGTGCCGCTCGCCAAGCAAGTCGGCAACGCCACAGCAGACGGCAGCGTAAATGCTACCTTCGTGGCAGTTGTTGGCGGCGTCACCAACACCGTTTACTTCTGGCAGGTAGGTTAAAATGCCCGATGCCGATCAGCCGCAAGAACGACGGATTATGAACGTCAAGGTTCGTAACGATAATGGCGAGACGTTCACGGATGAGTTCTCGGGCAAAACTTATGTCTTCGCGGCCGGCAAAACAATCTCTTTGCCGCTTGAAGCCGCCAAACATATTTTTGGCTATAACGTGAAGGGTGCTGATGATCGCACGATGTTTGATCATGTGTGCAAGCGTTGGGGCTGGAACACGCCGGCCAACGTGACTAAGGGGTTCCAAGAAATTAAAGAAATTTGGTCTAAGTTTACCTTCACGCCTGTTGTCTTGAAGATGGTAGAAGTTCCGGCGATTGATACGGCAGCATTGGCCGATAATAGGGACGAAGCGGCGCGGCCGGAGGATCAGGATTACGAAATTCCAGATCTTAAATTGGGGGAGCCTACGATCCGCGCAACGGCCTAGAGATTGGAATATGTTAAATGATCTCTACAGCGCAGGATTACATCAACCAAGTTCAGCGGAACATTCACGACACAACGAACGCTGATTTTTCGAACGGACAAATTTTGGGTATGGTGAACGAGGCGCGGCAACGCGTGGCGCTCGACACCCATTGCTACAGGCAATTTATCACTGGTCTTAATACAGTCGCGCAACAAGAAACCTATCTTTATAACGGTTCCCTCGGCGGCGTTCAGATGGTTTCGGGGGGGATGAATTACTCGTCGCCCATGATCTCCTTCACCGGAGGTTCTGGCAGCGGAGCGGCTGCGGAAGCTCTAGTAGAAAACGGCGTCATTACAAATATCAATATGACGAACTGGGGATCTGGTTACTCGACAAGCGCACCCCCTACAGTAGTGATAACGGACGGCACAGGAACTGGTGCTTCCGCTAATCCTGTCATTCTCTTTAATGTTCTGGACATACTTTCTATCTCAGTCCTTTGGGGAACTCTTAGAACTTCATTTGGCTGGTTGCCGTTCTCGGCATTTCAAGCTTTCTGCCGTGCGTACACCAATCAATACGAGACGCCCGGCGTGTTCACAATGTACCAGGCTGCTTTCAAAGCTTACGTCTATCCCATTCCTGATCAAGTCTATCCTATGGAAATGGACGTAATAACTCTACCAACGGATCTAGCAGGTGTGAGCACTGCCGAAACCCAAATCCTTGCTCCGTGGAATGATGCCGTTCAATTCTACGCATCGTTCCTTGCGATCGCGAGCCTTCAGCAATACGAGAAAGCAAGATTCTGGTATGACGCAAAGCCAGACGGAAGCATAGGCGGTATGTATGGGGGAAGAATTAAGCAGCTTCCTGCGACAGCTTTTTCTCGTCGCATACCAAATTCATATCGTACATTTTATCCGTTGATCCGAAAACTTATGGGGTATTGATATGCCCCGTCAAAACCCAACATCAGCTTTACGTCCGGCCGCCACTTCAGAAGGAGGGTCTAGAGATTACATTATATTTCAAGACTTTGAGGGTATGTCTACACAAGCTATGCGGCAATCATTGCCTGAGAAGAAATTAGCTTGGTGCGAGAACCTTCAGCCGATAGGGCCCAATAATATTAAGACGGTCCCGGCCCCGGCGACTCCTTTGCACACGATAAATGGTAAGACGATAACCAAGCAGTTCTATTTTAATTTCGGGCAATCGACTGATTATGTGATCGACATAACGTCCGATGGCGGCGGGTACGCGACGACAAACCCGGGCGCTGTCACAACCCAATTTGCTCCTAACGGAACATTCTCGCCTACCCCTGATATGACACAGTGGGGAACTTCAGCTCTTTTAATTGCCGATTCTGTAGCCGGATATTGCGTTTGGAACGGGACTGTCTTTGTCACGAAGGGAGGGGTTGATCCTCTCATCATCGTGACGGCAGGCGGTAGTGGATATACGAGTGGTGCCACGGCTGCTATCAGTGGCGGTTCGGGGAGCGGAGCCACAGTCACAGTCACTGTCGTTGCCGGGGTTGTGACGGCTATCGTCTTAACCAATCCAGGTAGCGGCTATGAAGCGGCCGATACGCTAACCGTTACCATCACGGCGGTCGGAGCCGGGTCAGGGGCCACAGCGACGGCGTTTGTGTGGCCCTTCATAAGCCCGAACCCAACGACGATTGCGGAGTTCCAGGGTCGCGTGTTCTTGGCCCAGACGAATGTCATCACCTACACAGGAACCGGTGGGTATGATGATTTCTCTTCCGGCGACGCTTCGGGAACTTTCACGATTAACGATCCTGATTTAGTACACTCGATCACAGCCCTAAGATCTTTAAACAATTATTTGTTTGTGGTTGGGGACAATTCGATAAAACAAATCGGTAATTTGACCGTTGCCAGCAGCATCACATCTTTCACCCTCGTTACCCTGTCTTCAGATCAGGGGACTATATTTCAAAATGCAATATGCTCCTTTAATCGTCTTATGCTTTTTGGGAACACTGTCGGCGTGTACGCCGTGTTCGGGTCATCAGTTGAAAAAATATCCGATGATATGGACGGCGTTTTCCAGTCTCTAGATTTCACGCAAAATCTTGTCGCGGCCGTCAACGATATAAACAACATTCATGTTTTCTTGTTGCTGGCAAAATATATAGACCCAGCTCTAGGAGCCCGCTCACTCATTATGGCCTATATGAATAAGAAGTGGTTCGTCATCTCGCAAGGCAACAGCCTAAAATATATAACGACGGCAATTATAGACGGAACAACTAATACGTTCTCCACTTCTGGGAGCGACATTACGAAGATCCTGAGCAACCCAAATACTCCGGTTAACATTACGGTTAAGACTGCTCTAAGCCCGCATGGCAATCCATTGCAGGGGAAAAGAGCATTACGTTACGCTGTGACTCAGCTCATTAGCCAATCCAACACTTTGAAATTAACTTTTGAATCTGAGATTGGAAATAATGCAATAACCTATAATACAGTTTCGGCTGTTGAATGGATGAACAACAGCAATCAAGTAATTCAGTGGATTAATAATAGTTCGTCTGCTGTGAATTTTTACGGTTCTGGTTTTATTTACGCGACAGGCCAATGCACTGTTTCGGGGGCCTATCTGGGGGCGACCTTAACAGGGACTGTAGCTAACTTTGCCCTTAATGCGATCATGCTGGAATATGAAACGAGTTCGCTGTTTCCGGTGGGTATACCGGAGGTGCCGGCATGAGTGTTCAGTTTCAACCAGATACTTGTTTGCCGCGAGATCCTTCTGGGTGGGGAATGTGGCTAACAGGTCATTATTATGAGCATGAAAACTTTCGTGTTGCTTGCCTTAAATTGACAGATCCAATTGTTATCCCAGAATACGATATATTATCTTGGCGGGATGATCCTGAATTTGTGCAGTCATGGCTTCAGAATCACGAGGCTATCCATGAAGCCATAAGAACAGTAACGAATGTGAACGGTGTGGATCTATCGTTAGTCGATCTCGGCCAGGACGAGCAATGGTATGAATGGCTAGACGATCATTCCCAGGAGCATATACTTTTCCGACAGGTTCTGAATGTTGGATAATTTAGAAATCAGACAATGCACGGTTGCGGAGATAGAAACCTGCCCCAATCTTGCCGAGCTTTTTCAGGAATACGCAGATGAGTGCTCGATTGATGGTATGCCCCCGCCTATCGTCAAGATGGAACTGTACCGAAAGCTTGAGAGTTCGAACACGATCAGAGTGTGGGGCGCCTTCTATGAAAATAGCCTTATCGGGCTGATGGCGGTTCTGACCACGGTTATCCCTCATTATGGGGTAAGCGTTACGGTATCGGAAACATTCTTTGTGACGAAAAGGTATCGTTACACAGGAGCCGGATTAATACTTTTGGGTAAGGCGGAATCCTATGTAGACCATATAAAATCACCAGGTTTCTTGATTAGCGCCCCCAAGGAGAGTATTCTGGCCGAGATACTATGCCGCAAGCAAGAGTACGTAGAAACAAACCGTGTCTTTTTCAGAAAGTCAAAGAATGTCTGATGTGGCTGTTATAGGAAGACACGTTCCGGCCATGAGCGATGCGGCGATCGACAAGGTGCGTCAGCTCGAAAAAGTCGCTCTCACGAAACCCCAGATTGATATTGCTACCGATCATGTCCTTCATGCTGGAGTTTATTCAAGGACAATCCTAATTCCGACTGGATCTCTTCTTACCGGGGCCTTGATAAAGGTAGCCACGACCCTGATAGTGTGCGGAGATGTTGATGTGTACGTCGGTGGAGCTAAAAAACACGTAACTGGATATAAGGTTTTAGCTGCAAGTGCTAAACGCAAGCAGGCTTTTTTCGCGCACTCTGATACTTATCTGACAATGATATTTGCGACGCAATCCTTGACTATTGCCGAATCCGAAAACGAGTTTACAGATGAGGCAGACCTTTTGTTTTCTCGCCGCAAGGGCGCCTTAAACACCACAACCATAACGAAAGAATAAAATGTCAGGTGGTATATCAGCGACATTGATAGCAGTAGGGGTTGACGCTACGCTTGCTACCACAATTTCCGGTTTAGTCATTACTGGAGCCGAGATCGGCGGCGGACTTGGATTTGTGACAGATCTCGCTGAAGGAAAGGGATTAGGGAAATCTATCCTCGGCGGTTTTGAGGGCGCCGCTCTTGGTGGCGCAACAGCTGGATTAACAGCCGGGTTCGGTCCTGTTGTCGGCGGCGCTCTAGATATAGGAACCACGGCAGGTGAGGGTCTTGTGGGCGTTGGACTTGGCGCGGCCGGATCTGCTCTTACTGGCGGCAATCCGATCATCGGCGCTGTTGAAGGTGGAATAGGCGGCGTGGCTATGGGGCTTACGAGTGGTTCAAGTGATGCGGCGACTGATGCGGCGACTACAGGAACTGGAGGCTCTCCTGCTATTGCCGGAGCCCCCGGTGCCTCGGCAGCACCTTCTACTGGATCGTTTATAGCGCCTGGAGATATTTCAAGTATCGAGGCTACACAAGCGGCCGCTGCTTTGTCTCCGACAAGCCTATCCGGTTCGTCTCTTTCCACGCCGACACAACTCGGTAGCGATGCCTTCGTCTCCCCGTCCACGGATACGACTGGCCTTGCTCCTAATCTGTCAGGGGGTGATACATCTAATTTGGGCCAGATCAACTCGGCACCTGTCGCAACTGCAACTCCGACAACTCCGTCTGTGCCCGATATTGGAGGCTCATCCGGCGGAACTCCGCAAATACCGGGGGGACCATCGCCTGATCTCAACCCAATTCCCCCGGCTGCCCCGGTATCGGCGGCTGATCAGAGTTTCTTGAATGGGGGGGCGACTAGCATAGGCGCTTCCAACGTCGGACAAGGACCAACAATATCGAATGCCGCTGCCGTTAATGCCCCGAACAACAC